ACCTACTACTGAGTAATAGATCGCTACCGCGGATATTGTTAAGCCAGTTAGGAGTAGTAACCAAGCTAGTATCATCAGATGCCTTATTCTGCTGTTCCTGATTCGTCTGTTGTTACAAGTTCGGTGCCGTCGATTAGTGCAACTGTAACATCTGCTAAGACGTTAGAAGCAGTATCAGGAGCGGCAACTGTAATTGATAACATGTTGTCAGTGCCTGCTGTTCCATTGTATACACGAACGTTTGCTGTTGTAGCATCGCGAACACCACGGACAACTAATTCTTCTAAACCTAGTAGTGTTGTTGTAATTGCTACACTACCTGCGTTGTTGTAAGAACCAGACTCTGCATAAACTGCTGCTCTAATGCTGTTGGTTAAATCTTGTGGGCGTTCATATTTTACAGTAAATGCTAAACTTGTTGCTTGACTATCGCCAGTTGTTTGGCCGCCGACTTCAATGTCTAGAATCTGACAATCACCTACACCACTTAGTCTGTTTACAATGTTGCGGAAACGCATATTTCCGCGAGCACGGTCTTGACCTAGTGATAGTGTGGTTGGCTTTGCTGAAATTTGGTTAACACCGTTACCCACGTTGTCTGAGCTGGTTGGTGTAACTGCACCGCCTGTATTACCTGTTTCTGTTGGATAGCCAGACATGTCAATAACGACACGGTAAAAGCCTGGGCTTAATTGGTTTGTATCTTGTACGAATCCTGATGGCATTTTGATGCTCCTTAATATCTAATATTTATCGTTATTTTACTTGAAAACAATCAATGCCAACAAGCCGGCTTGGACAAAGAATCCAAAGCCAATGGTTACAATATTAAGCAAATCCTTCTGGATTGTTGCTTTAATAAAGAATAAAAACAGCCCTAACCAACTGAAAAGCACCATGTCAACTGGTGGCATTTTTTCAGTTAGTCCTGTAAGCACAGCAATCATAGTAGGAATGGTTGCCATGTGTAGCAACACTACGGCAACCCATCCTGCTGTTTCTGCTGAAATGTGAGGTGCATGTTCTTTGATGTTTGCAACCCAAAGATCAAGATTAAACAAATCTTGTGTAAATTTCTTTACAACTTCTACGTTCATGTCAGTCCTCACTTATAAAAAATATGTCTACCAACTTTGGCAATTGGTTTCTTACCCCATTTAGGGTTTACATAGTCAGCATGATAATACAATGCTTGTTTAACAGAGTCAAGTCTAAATCCCTCCAATAGGACTTTCTTTGCGACTTCCATAGACTCATAATAAACTGGGCCATTCATTGGTTTCTTTAGACTAGCACTATCACAGTACCAGCTGAATTGGCAAAGCACTTTTTCATACACTACATTCTTTTGATAAACAACCTGGCAGATGTCACTAGGGAACTGTCCACTTTCTGCACGATTGATTGTAACTTGTGCAACTGCTACCTTACCTTCAAATGGTTCGTAGCCTGCTTCATGGTATATGTTACGAGCTAGACAGTCTAGTTGTTTCTGTCTCATACTTGCTGTAACGTTGCTCACTTCTATGCGAGCTGTCTTGAGGGTTTCCAGTTTATAATTAACTGCCTTATACCCTGCGAATGTCACCGCTAGCATAGCTAGGGCGAATACTATAAATTTTATGATGCGTATCATTTCGTTTCTCCTTTACGCTGGAACAGGCGTCGCTAGCGCCGTTAATAAAAAGTTTTGGCCGTTGGCATCTCCTTGCAAAAATGGTACCTTATTTTTTAGGTACAATATATAGTTATGCCTGTGTGTCTCTGATAAAAACATAAGTTTTTAAATTATCTACGCATTTTACTTATTTCTACCGCTTGTTCGTTGCTAAAAATGGGTACAGCGTTGCTTTTATGCATGGTTCCAATGCCTTTAATCATTGTACCAGTATAAACTTTATCTGGTGCTTTAAGGCACGGTGCCATATTTGTAGGATCCAAACTAGGAATCCTTGATCCTGTATCTCTAATAAACGGTTTGTTAACCACTGGACTTATAGTTGGAGCGGCCAGACCACGTTTACGTTTTTTATCTTCTGCTTCTATTGCCCATTTCTTTTGGAGCTCTTTCCATGATTCGTCCAATTCTCTAGCCTTTCTAGCATGTTCTGCTGAGCGAAATTTTTGTTTGCCTTTCTTTTTGCCAGTAGTTGACAACCACGGACCTTCCAAATGCATACTCATATTTTTCTCCAAAAGTAATGACTATTCCAGTATTATACTATAATACCAAAATTATGTCAAGTAGCTTTGATTTATACTCGAAATGATTCGCCGCATCCGCAGCGATCACGTTCGTTTGGATTGATAAAATCGAACCCTTCGTTCAGTCCGTTTCGAACCCAATCTATTGTTAGCCCGTTTAGGTATGGCAGGGCTTTGGCGTCAACAAGAACTACAAATTCGGGCTGGGCGTAGTTAGTTACACCCAGTTCCGCAATATACTCATCAACATATTCTATAGTGTATGCCAATCCACTACAGCCTGTGGTTTTAACTCCTACTCGAATACCTACACCTTTACCACGTTTTTCAAGTAGTTGTTTAATTTTTTTATTGGCTGTGTCGGTTACGGTAATCATTTACTGCCGCTTTGATAGCGTCTTCTGCCAATATGCTACAGTGAATCTTAACGGGCGGTAGAGCAAGTTCAGTTGCGATATCTGAGTTCTTGATAGTACCTGCCTCGTCAAGTGTCTTGCCCTTGAGCCATTCAGTGACAAGACTAGAACTGGCAATAGCACTACCGCAACCATAAGTCTTAAATTTAGCATCTTCAATTATGCCTTGATCGTTGACTTTAATCTGCAATTTCATGACATCGCCACAAGCAGGTGCGCCAACCATTCCGGTACCCACGCTAGGATCAGACTTATCAAAACTACCCACATTACGAGGGTTTTCATAATGATCGATTACTTTGTCGCTGTATGCCATACCAAATTCCCATTTTGGTATTTATTATTTGCCAGAAGCTTCCTTGCGAGCGTTTTTAACTGCTGTAACGTCGTTGCGAACTTCTTTACAAAGTTTGGCTAGTTCTTGTAAATGCTTGCGAACACGAGTTCCTGCTGCACCTACTTCTTTGTCGTAAAACTTTTCGAAATCGCCTTCCATTGCCTCTACTATTGCTGTGAATTCAGCGTGTCTATTTTGTGCCATATTAATTCTCCTTATGGTGAGCTATGTGCTCTACAAGTAATTTAGCAAAATAGAATGGTAATGTCAAAGGATTTGATTAAGGGCCAATTTTGCCTGCATCCACATCTGGACTACCAGTATTAATAGTAGCGCCTGATGCCATGATTGCTCCAACTACAGCTATCCGTTTATCTTCAACATAAACAGTAACAATACTAGATACCACTGTATCACCTTTTACTGTTTTTGATCCCTCTGTGGCCGCTACAAATGGAGCATCATTTAAGAAAACAGTTGTTTGAGGAGCAACTTTGAGCAGCTCTCTTGCATAATCTTTGGATATTCTAGCGACAGCTGGCATGATTATTGTGTATAAGGGAGAGGATAAGTTCCTGCACCAACCGCCGCACTCTTAGCATCGGCAGCAGTAGCAGGTAATATATTTTTTAGCAGACGATCTTTTATTTTTGCAAAATATTCTGCTATTGATTTATAAGTTTCTGTTCCTGTTATCCATCCTACAACAGTATTTGCTGCGTATGTTGTAGTTTGGACCACTGCTGTTTCGGCAACAACAGCTTGTCTCATAACATTGGCATCTTTAATTCCGTTTAAGATTTGTGTTGCCATTACTGGTTCTTGCACTACAACTCCTGCTTGTTTTTGAAGGCTAACATTAAAATTATTTGTTTTAATTTGATTAGTTGCTTTGGCCGCTAATACTATAGATTTAGTAGATATGTTTGGAGTTATTGAAGCCACTGCTATTGGAAGGTTATCTACTGCTGGAGGTATTTGTTTCCAATAATGATCAATTTCACGCAGGCCTTTATTGATTTCGTTTAGAGATGCTTGTATGCCTTCGAGTAAGAATATAATTTCTCCGTAGTATACTCCAATAAGGTATGCATGATCAGTACTTACTGTAACGGTTACAGGACTAAAAGGCGGAGTAGAACCGGCCGGGTATGGAGTATTTGTAGTACCCGGTTGAGGGTTAGCAATTGAAATATATTTTCCGCCGAGAGACATTTTAGCCTATGTTAGCAGTCGGGTCTGGCAACACACCAGCACCAGTGATGGCACTCTTTACATCGCCAGGTGTTGGAGGTAAAATAGTTCCAAGTAAAGTGTTCTTTGCCTTACTTAAGAAACTTTCTATACCACGATAAGTTTCTGTCGTTGCTATCCATGTTGCAAGAGCTGCGGCTTGTGTAGAAATATATGAAGTCACCGCACCTTCAGCAACAGCAATACTATTCATCTGCACGGAGTCTTTTACTGTTTCTGTAATCTGTTGAACAATTGGCGGTTCAACAGGAATTTTTTGTCCAGTTTCTTCTAAAGACGATTTAGTTGCTGCAACTTGGAAGTTGTTAGTTTTAATTTGATTACTGGCGGCGGCAGCTTGAATCACTGTCTGAGCCGCGGTTGCTGTAGCAATACTGGCAACGGCAATTTGTAGATCTTGTAATGATTTAGAACTTACGCTGGTATGATTTTTCATTTCACGTATTGCTTTATTAATCTCATTACAAGCAGCTTGGATACCTTTTAAGTTGGCGGTCATTGCCGTTGTTGATGCACCAATAGCTAATGCTACTGGATCTAGATCCACTGTTGTTGTACCTGGCCCTGTCATTGTAATTACTGTTGCCATATAAATCTCCTAACTTATAGGATATTTATGCTAGTTTAATACCGGTAGTACTTTCGATGAATTGATCAGCAAACCCTTTATCGGTTGCTTCACAGACTGTAACTGTAGTTTTAAGTAATTTGATTTCTTTATCGGGACTAACAGTGAAAAGGTATGGCATTAGTCCAGGTCCTTTTTGTCCCATACCAATAACCATTGGTTTGCTTAATTTGTAATACGTTGCTGTTTCTTCTGTAAGTTTTGCAACAAGTTCTTCGCCGCTTGTAAGTTTTAATGTAACTACTTCGCCTGCGGATACGCCTTTATCAATTAACATAGTTTTCCTTTATAGTGTTGTCCAAAATTCTTCTGGTTTTCCTGCAAGTCCTTGGAACCCGCCTGGAATCAAAATTCCGTCTTTGAAAATTTGAGGTACAGAACGAAGACCTTGATCGATTAAGAATTCTTTTTCTGATTCATTTTCCTCAATGTTTACGGAAATGTACATCTTGCCTTTGCTTTCTAACAAGGATTTAGCTTGGTCGCAAAATGGGCAGTTGTTTTTGGTATAAACTTTAATCATAGTATTTCCTTAAAATTACATTATAAACTTGGTAAAGCTTCATAGTCAATAGCATCTGACATAACACCAATAACATAATTGGTTGACTCACTTTCTTGTAAGGCTGTTTGTTTTTTGCTCGTATCACTATGTTTGTTAAACCAAGGAATTGGTGTTGACTTTGGCGATGGATTGTTATACTTAATGCCAATATCTTTTAATGCGCCAGCAGCAGTATAATCGACAAAGTCTTTTAGAATGTTGGCATTGAGACCGATAACTGGTCCTTTCTTAAACAAGTAATCAGCCCATTCTTTTTCTTCACGTATAACATCTATATACATTTGGTACACTTCAGTTTCGCATTCTGCTTTTACTTCAGCAAAACGAGTATCTTCCTTAACGACTTGATTAATAAGGAAAGCAGTCCACCCTTTGTGTAGCAATTCATCTTGTAGGATAAGGCTAATAATGTTACCGTTACCAATAAAGATTTTATTCTCTACCATTGCTAGACTTGTAGCAAACGATACCATAAAGCGGAATGCTTCTAATGCATAGCTGGCGTTAAGTGCCATCCAAATTGCTTTAATGTGTGTTTTTTCGTTTATCTTTTCACCTGCTTCTTTTCGACAGTTGATTTGATGTAGTGCTTCGTAGTAGTTACCTACGCTTGACGCCATGTCTACAATTTCTTTAGTGTCGTGAATAGTGTTGAACACTTCTTTAGGCACGTTGTAGATGTTGCGAATGATATGACTGTAACTACGACTATGAATATTAGTCTCAAAGAATGTCCAGTTATAGACTAGTGCTTCTAACTCAGGCAGGCTTACGACCGGAGTAAAGATTTGACTTGGGCCGCGACCTTGCAAACTGTCAAGAGCAGTTTGCCTAAGCAGGTTGCTAGTGAAGATATGTTTAACTGCATCTGATGCATCCTTAAAGTCTTGTGCGTCTTTTGTTAGACTAACTTCCTCAGGGACCCAAAAGAATCCCCTAGCTGTAGTTTCAAAGTCTGCAATCTTTTTATATTTTACTTCTTCAAACCGTTGAATAGTAACAGGACCTTCTGGGTCAAGAAACATTTTTCTTGCTAGGTAATCTGTCTTTGTGTTTAAGTTATATTGTGCTTGACTCATTTTGTTTCCAATTCAATTTTTCCGTCTACTACTTTAACTCCTGTAACTTGTTTACCATTAACATACACAGGAGTTTCATTCCAATCTTTTTTGATTGTTGCGGCATTTGGTTTGTAGGCAACTTGTTGCCAGGCCTTAAATATTTCCTGGTATAAATCGTAAGCGTCCATTATAATTTACATGCCTCGCAGTCTTCTTCTAATAGTTCTACTTCAACATGATGCCCATTCATTCCAGCTGTGTGATGTCCATTTACTTCTTGTGCAACTTCAACAGCCTTACTTCCTGCTTTATTAATCAAACTATAATAGAATGTTTTGATTCCCCACAGGTGTGCCTGCATTAAGTTTTTAGCAATTAGTGTAGTTGGAACTTTGCGTTCTGGAAAATGTGCTGGATTGTAGAATGTGTTTGTGCTGATACTCTGATCCACATAAGCCGCTAGTACTGCTGCTGTTTTTAAGTAATTGGCACAGTCTTTCTGTTCCCACATCATTTGATATTTGTTTTTGAGTTTATGATACTCAGGGACAACTTGTGTAAAGGAACCTGCTTTGCTTTCCTTAGTTGAAATAAGCGACATAGGCATTTCAATGCCATTAGTGCTATTAATAACAACACTGGAACTTTCCACAGGGGCAATTGCCATAAGAGTTGCATTGCGTACTCCATATTGTTTCATGTTTGTGCGAAGTGTTTCCCAGTCAAGCTCAGGTGTAAAGTCAGCAAGTTCGTTTACTCCTTTAGCTCTTAGTTCCCAAGGAAATACTCCTTTTCCGTATCGAGTCTTGTTGCTGTGTAGACAAGCACCACGCTCTTTGGCTAACTCAACTGTAGCTTCGGTTAGATAATATGCTTGATGTTCCATCCAACTTTTTACATCTTGTAGTGCGTCTTTATCGCCGTACTTGAGTCCACGCTTGGCATGCCAATATGCTAGATTAGTAACGCCAATTCCTAGTGGTTGGATTTCTTTATTGCTGAGTTCTGATTGAATACTGAGGAAGTCTTGATAATCCAATATATTACACAAACTGCGTTGAAGAATACGGCAAGCCCTACGCATATCCTCAGGATTGCGGAATGCTCCCCAGTTGATACTACCAAGTGTGCATAGAGCAATGCGACCGTCAGCATCATCCAGGCGCTTAAAAGGCTTAGTTGGTAAAAGTATTTCACAGCATAGGTTACTCTGGTAAATTGTATGATACTCAGGATCAAACGGTCCTTGGTTCATAACGTTGTCGACGAACACAAGATAAATGCGTCCGGTGTCAGTACGCTCTTTAAGAATACCACCCTTGAATACTTCCTCCGCGGCCATAGTCTTTTTGCGTAGACCTTTCTGACGTTCGTATTTAACATAAAGCTCTTCAAACTTTTCTGTGTTACTGTAGAAAGCTTCGTACAAGTCAGGTACTTCATTAGGATCAAAGAAAGTAATATCTTCTTTGTTTTTAAAACGACGCCAGAAGAAAGCTGATAAGACCACTCCATAGTCCATGTGTCTAACGCGAGTTTCTTCAGTTCCTTGATTATTCTTAAGGACAATAAGGTCGTCAAACTGATGATGCCAAATAGGATAAAAAACTGTAGCAGATGCGTTTCTAATACCACCTTGTGAACAACTCCTCAAGTCACCAAACCATTTCTTTAAAAATGGTATCATACCAGTATGCATGATTTCGCCACCGCGAATTGGGGAGCCCAATGGGCGTAGTCGACCGATTTCCAATCCAATCCCCGCACGTTTACTGGCATACTTTGCCATCATCTCCCCACTAGCAAATATGCTATCCAAATCATCGTCACTGCGGATAAGAACACAACTAGAAAACTGTTTAGTAGGAGTCCCAAGCCCTGCCAAGACAGGAGTAGCAAGAGTAAACAAACCATCTGAAGCCGCGTTGTAGTACTCTTTGATGTAACGCATACGGGCTGTGTTAGGTTCTTCTTTATGGAAGACAGTCGCGGCTGCAACCATATAACGAATTTGGGGAGTTTCATAGATTTCCTTTGTAGCTCGGTTACGCACGAGATACTTTTCTATTAACTGTTCGATAGCTGCGTAACTGTATTGCTCGTCCTTTTCATGGTCAAGCATATCGTTCATTTTGTTCCAGTCTTCTTCAGTATACCAATCTAGAAGTTCTGGTGTATACAAACCAACTTCAATATTCTTTTTGACTATTTCATAAATGTGTGGAACTTGATAGTCACCGTATACGTCTTTACGCAACATCGATAAACGTTGTTTACCTGCTACAAATTGATAATTGGTATGTCCAATATCAGGATTGTGTTCTACATCAATCAAATCTACAATAGCACGTAGAGTTATATCGTCGATTTCTTGTGTAGTGATGCCATCATAAAAATGAGGCTGACTTTTGATTTCTATCATCGACTGACTTACATCAGCGATTCCACTACAAACTTTTGCTACTTGTGCTTGCCATTTTTCTACTGCTAATGGTTCGCGTTTTCCGGATCTTTTAATTACTGTAATATTGTTCATCTCTGTCTTCGCTCGGTTAATTGAATGGGTCGATTATTGTTTTAGGAAGTATTTAGTGACTCTGATCAAAAGTCAAAAACATTACGGTAACCAACGCTGTAGCGTTGATTTAATAGGAATTTGAAATTATTTTTTAGAGTCACAGACCTTATCATACCAGCGCATTAAATTATATACGCATTTATTTTAAAGATCAAGCATCTTTGGCTTTAATTGTAACCAAATTAATGACTAGCTGTAAACGAGTATGATAGTTCGCTTAGTGTTTCACCAACTAGTGCCTGTTTGTATCTCAAAGCAATACTGGACGGAACATCACTCAAACCAGACAGAGCTTCACCATATTGATTTAATATTATCACCGAGAACTCCAATTTCAAAGCGTCATCTTGTGATAAACCAACTATGCTAAAATCATCTGATAATTGAGCTTGTGTTGAATGTAGTGTTGCACTCTTATCAACATCAACTGTAAATGAAAGGGTACCAGTTCTGGTAAAATCATTTGCAGTACTCTTATATTTGTATCGAACATCGTAACTAACTGACTTAGAAGGTGTGCCGTTTATAGTCGATGGCACTGGGAAAACAGCAACCAGTGACCAACTAGGCATGTATCCAACAAGTGCTTTCTTAGTTCCATATGAAGAATAAGAAACTTCACCTGTAATTTCTGGGATATAAGGCACCATTGTTAAGGATCCTACACTAGTAGGAGTAACTGTTGGTTTGTATGATCCAAAGAATCCTGTTAACCCAGCACTTGTGCTAAGTGGTCTAGCTGAAACTCCAACGTCAAACGCATCTAGATAGTTGTTTACAATTTTAAAATGTGATGTATCTACTATTTCTTTGATATAGTATGTTGTGCCAGCTACTACTCCGCCAGATGTTCCATTGAATGTAATTGCAGCACCAACTATCATTTGTGCTGTTGTTGTAGATGTTTCAAATGCATTTGATACTGTGCTCGAACCAACAATGTCAATAGTAGTTAAGTCGCCTGGATTATAAATGTTGCTAATTACTATGCTATTAAAATTAGTAAATGAAGTAACGTACTGTGTAACAACAGAAATAGTAGTTGCACTATCGTAATCTTCTTTTAGTGTGCCTTGAATGTTGGTTACATTTTGTTTTACAAGACTTCCTTTTGTTGCTGTGATTGGTTGATTTAATTCCAAATCGACAGTAAATGCCTTTGAAATTAAAAAGTCTTGTCTATCTGATTGATCATTAACACTTGAGTTTCCAACTGAATCAAAGTATATCTGAGGGTACTCTGGGAAATAAACTCCAGCACCATTGTTGCCAACGTTTGTAAATTTACAATCTCTTGTTGAATTGCCTGAACCTCTTTCAACAACAAACCCTTGGCGCTTTATATCCTCAAACTTACAGGCAATTAATGAAGTTTCTCTTGGGCCGTATTGTTCACCCACTGTAGTTCCGTCAGCTGCTTCTCCTAAGTACACACCGTGTCTTAGATCAAAAAAGCGACAGTCTTCAAAGGTATTGTTTAAAATATCTTGTTTGGCCCATACACCATAACTAAATCCCGAAACAACTACATTTCTAAAAATATTATTTGCACATGTAACAATTGATGATACAGCGTTTAAAGAGATTCCTTTGCTGTCTGGATCGTATGTATTACCCCAACTTCCGGCAACTATAATATTTTCAAATGTGCTATCTCTTACAGCATCAAGTTTTAAACCGGTATGATCAGTTGCAGTACATACAAAAGAAATTCCTCTTATAGCAATACTTCGTGGTTGTGTATTTCCAAGAGTATTGCCAATTGCGCTTGGGTTTCCTATTGTTGAGTCGTCATTAATAAATTGAACAGCAGACCCTGCAATACCTTCGTAACGAATAATTGTTTTATTACGGCCAGCACCTATAAGAGTAGCGTAACTTGGAATGTATAGTGTTTGTGTTGTTTTGTAAATACCAGGTGCTAGTTCTAAAATAACTCTTGCTCTTGTACCATCGGCTGTGTCGCTAGAAGCAGCTGTTGTTGGGTTTAGGAACAACTGATCAATAGCACGTTGTAGTGCTTCTGTGTCATCTGTTGTGCCATCTGCAACTGCACCAAAGTCTGCTACTGTAACTCGATCATCTAAACGATCTTGTGTTTGTCTTGATATTGGATCGTTACTGGTAGGTCCTGTTTGAATAGCAGGATCGTTTGATTTGTAAATATGTTGTATTAGATTTAATAAGTTACCTTGAACAGTTAAATCTCTTTCTGTAAGGATCTTAGTATTTCCTACGGCAGGACTACCTTCTGCGACAGATCCATTTCCAATGTATAATTCTTGGGTATCAAGCGACCACGCAAGTTCACCTGATGCTAACTGTGGTAAACCTGTACCGCTTAATGATTTTCCTCGACGTATTTGAATACGGCTGATTTGCACAACTGCCATAATAATATCCTCTATATAGGATATTTATCAGTTCTGTTTATAGTACTGCTCCACCCTATCCCACCAGCGTTTTTCCCAGTAGTCAAATTCTTCTGCCCTTAATATAAACTCCTGATATTTAGGCTCTTCTGTCATAATTAACTGCTCATTTAATTTAGGGCTTACGCACATTAGCACAACACCTTTACGTATGTTTGTACCATGTACTTCATTGTGTGCTAGAGCATAAGCAGTTAATTGTAAGTAGTAATCCTCAATCCACTCTTGTTTTTTAGGTTTATTAGTTTGTTTGTAATCTAGGATTGATTCTTCATTTAAGTGTAAACCGCAACCATCAGTAGTTCCCGCATATAATCTGGGAAAGTATAACGGAACTTCTACACCCCATACTTCATTAACGTTAACTAATCCTTCGCTAATGATGTGTTTGGCCATTGCGTGGCTTTGTTTGCTATAAGGATTAGAACCTGGGTCATTAAGTACACCGTGTGTAATGTAATCTTCTAGAAACTTGTGCATTCTAGTGCCGCGGCCTGCAGCTTCTGTTACAATTTCTTGTGCTTTCTTTTCACCAACACTTTTTTTCCAACGCATTAGTGCATCGATTTTTTCTTGTGGTTTAGTCTTATCTAGAATTGTTGTAACTGATGGAACTTTGCTTCCATCTGGAGTAGCGTAAAGTCTTTTGCCCTCTACGCTTTCTCTGCTGATTGGTGTGTAATTAAATTTTTGAGTTAAGAGAGTCATGGTGCAAGTATATAGTCACTTGCACTATTTGTCAAGATTTATTTGCCTAATTTAGTTGCTCGTTTAGCCATTTGACTTACTACACCAGAATCTTCTTTACCGCCAACTTCTGGTTTTTCTGTCTTATCTTGTGTTTTGACAGTAACTCCGTTGCCGTCAAATTTGAAAACTAAGTTATGTAAAACTTGTTGTTCTGGAGCAAGTCCTTCTTCCTCTTCCCAACGAGCTGCAAACGCTTCATAAGAAATTGGGATGCCCATCTTTTGAAGGGCACCCCAAGTTAGTGGTGCATGTGTATTTAAATTGTCGCCTGCGCTTTGAGTTGTGAATAGAGTCCTAACTAAAGGATCTATTGTTTCATTTACTTTTTTTTTGAGTTAAGTAATAGAGCTAGGCGTCGACTGTAGTCAACGCTTTCACGTTTTTCTCTGCCTACTTCTGGTGCTGGAGGAGTTGGTAACTCTTCTGCTCCCATTTCGCCTTCTCCGCCTGGCATTGGAGGAACTGCTCCTGCTTCAGCGCCTGGCATAGCTGTTGCGCCTGTTGGTGCGCCCATAGTAGATACTTCGCCGCCTGATACGATCGATAGTGCGTTTGACAAGCCTTGACGTGATGTTTCTAGAGCTGTATAAATTGCTTCTAGTGCAGGTTTAACTGCTTCTTGATATGATTGGGCAACGTCGCTGCCTTGTGTTTCTCTTATAGAGTCTAATAATTCTAATAGCTGCTCTGCTTTCATTGCCGCTACATCTTCTAGCCAACCAGTGATACGGTCAACCATGTCCTTAGTGGCCATAATAGTTTCAGCTTTATCTTCTTCGCCTTCTAGTAAAATCCAGCTGGCTTGTGATTCGTTTAAGTCATAGCGTAATGCTAGTTCTGCCTTTAGTTCTTCGCGGTCTACACCTTCGCCTAAATTAATCTGTGCAATGGTCTTATTGATCCAAGTTTCTGGAACCGATAGTTCTTTTGCACGAGCACGTACAGTATTAACAATGTAACCTTCGTCTGTCTTTTTTTCTTTCTTGCCCATAGCTTTTTTAATAGCCTTATCTTTGGAACCCATGTACTCGTCTTTTCCAGATTCTACTTCACCGTCACCGTCGTAGTCTTTATCAGCTTTGTCTTCACGCTCCATGATTTCTTGATTAATGCAGTCAAGCATCAAGCGTGTTTTTTGATACTGTGGGCTTTCAAGCACAGAATCAAAAGCTTCTGAAAGCTCCATTTGACTTAGTCTTGTGCGAAGTTTATTACGTGCATCTTCAAGTTGCACATCTGTAAACTGTTCGAAGTTGATTTTGTAACCAAACTTCTTAGCTAAGTTCTCGTTGAGTACTTTAGCTGTAATAGGTTTTTGAAATTCTCTAATTTGCATGATTCTGTCCTAGAATTCTTATACGTGTATTTATACAAAACTCCACTTAAACATCTTGGATATTTCTTCCTTGTAGTGAGTTTCTTTGAGTTCGCTTTCTTCTAACTTATTTAACAAAATTAAGTACCTGCTGAAATCTTTAGTCAACTTAATATTGCGCTTGTAGACTTGTGTATCGCTGTGATTAGCCCAGTAACAGTTGTCCAGACGTTTGATTTCATGAAACTTGTCTAGCTGCACATTGTTGTAGGCTTTTGCAGCCATTAGGGCACAAGTTTTTAAGAAATACTGATCAATTAAACTGCGGTCTTGGTAGTTGTAAACTGCCCAGTTGCCGTCTTTTTTCTGTTTAACTAAAAACTTCTTGTAGACTATTCCGCCATCCGGTAGTATAGTCAACGGTAACTTTTGTTCTAGCTCAGTACTAAGTTCCTTAGCTAGTTCTTTGATGCGTATTGTTGGTATTTTACGTTTTGATTTTTTCATTAGCTACCACTGTAGGATCTGTCATTCCTATCTTAGTTACCAGACTTTTACGTATCATGGCTTCGATCTTGAATTGCTCATGTTCGCTCAGTGTACTAAGTTTAACAGGCTTAGTTAATTTTTTAAGAATCTCAGCTTCTTCCAGAGTTGTCCAAATTTCAAAATCGTCGATAAGGGCATGTTTACTCTTAGGACTGTGAGCTTCTTCAAATCCTACTAGTAGTTCGCTAATTTTCATTTTAAGCCTGCAATAGTAAGCATTTTGTCTAGCAGTTTATTGTCAGCGGATTCTTCAAACCCTGTGTATTTCATAATGCCCTGGCTAACTGCACCGCCCATTTTTTGTTTGAATTCTGGACTAAGTCCTGGACCATTGACGCCGTTTATTTTTAAAACAGTTTGAGGATCCATTTTGGCTTCCCATTCTTTAGGAGGAAGTACTGCAATAGGACTACCGTCTGGATTTTTAGGAACCCATCCATCCTTTGTTGCAGCTTGGATACGTGCTTTAATCTGTGCTTGTTCCCAAGGCTGAGTTGCTTTTGGTAATAGAGCTTGTAATTGTGCTGTATAATGTTTAATAAGGCCAGCTTCGTCTGGTTCTTCTTCGATTGTTTTTTCAGCATCAACTTCCATGCCAGGTTGAATCTTTGGAACCTGCATAGTTAATTTGTTATTGTCGCCCGGTTGTAGTGCTGTAGCTTGAACAGTAGTTGTATCACCGCTAGGCTTTTGTA